TTTCTGGTTTCGTTATTCCGCCATTAGTATAAGGACAAACAATGAAACTTATCAGGGAAGTTAATGAATCATTGAATATGATTGTCGAGGAAAAACTCGGTAAAGGTAAACAACTTTACGTTGAAGGTATTTTTCTCCAATCTAATATCAAAAATCGTAACGGAAGATTGTATCCAGAATCAGTTATGGATAAAGAAGTTCAACGTTACATTAAAGAAAAAGTAGAAAAGAATTCAGCATTCGGCGAATTAGGTCATCCAGATTCGCCTAGTATCAACTTGGATAGAATCTCACATCTAATTACTTCTTTACATAAAGAAGGTAATAACTGGATTGGTAAAGCAAAGATTCTTGATACCCCAATGGGTAGAATTGCTGAGGGTATTTTAAAAGGTGGCGGTAGAATCGGTACTTCAAGTCGTGCATTAGGTTCATTGAAAATGAATAATGAAGGCATTAATGTTGTACAAAATGATTTTATGCTATCAACTGCCGGCGATTTAGTTTCGGATCCAAGTGCACCTGATGCCTGGGTTCAAGGAATTATGGAAGGGGCAGAATGGGTTTATGTTGATGGAAAATTTGAAAGGCAAGTAGATGCAGCAAGAAAAACTATAATGACTGCAACATCTATTAATTTAGAAGAGCAAAAGATACTTGCCTTCGAACATTTTTTACGTAGTATTAAGTAAAAATTTAATTTTTATAAATAATAAAATATATCAAGTATTGGGAGTTATTACATATGAGCATCGACTCAAAAATTGCCGAGATTCTCGAAGAATCTAAATTGGCTGGAATGTTAAATGAGCATGATTCTGAAGAAGAACATGAGCACGAAGAAGAATCAGTCGAAGAAGTTCCAGCAGAAGAATCTGCCGCTGAGGAAGTTGTTGAAGAAAGCATTAAAGTAGATGTTTCTGCAGACGTTGCCGCTTTGATTAATGGCGAATCATTATCAGAAGAATTTAAAACAAAAGCTTCTACTATTTTCGAAGCTGCTGTTATCACTCGTGTAAAAGAAGAAGTTACACGTTTAGAAGAAGAATTTGAATCTAAACTTGCCGAGCAAGTAGATGCAATTACAGAGGGTCTGGTTGAGAAGATTGATGGTTACCTCGACTATGTTGTCGAGCAGTGGATGGAACAGAATGAAATAGCCCTTGAAAATGGTGTTAAAGGTGACATTATGGAATCTTTTATCACTGGTATGCGTGATCTTTTCAAAGAACATTATATTGAAGTTCCAGAAGAGAAATATGACGTTATCGGCGAAATGGAATCTAGAATCGACGAACTTAGCACTAAACTTGATGAGCAAGTAGAGCGTAACGTAGAAATGCGTAAATCTTTACAAGAATCTGCTCGTAAAGAAATCGTTAAAATGTCATGCGAAGGTTTAGCTAAAACTGATGAAGAAAAATTCTTATCTTTAGTAGAAGAATTATCTTTTGAAGATGAAGAAACTTTCCAAGTTAAAGTTCAAACAATTCGCGAGAACTATTTCAATAGCAAACCATCTACAATTATTGAATCAGTTGTTACAGATTCTCCAGTACAAGAACTGGTTACAGAATCAGCACAACATGTTGATCCAATGGTTGCAATGTACGCTAAAGCAATTAAACAATTAAATATTTAATAATAATAAGGAAGAAAAGAAATGTACGATCGTAAAGCTCTTTTAGAAAAATGGGCACCAGTCATTGACGCTGATGGCGTTAAAGTTTCTGACGTACAACGTCGTGGTGACTTGGCTGTTATCTTAGAAAACCAAGCAGTTGAAATGAAACGCGAAAGCCAAGCATTTGGCATGCTGTCAGAAACTGCTCCTACTAACTCAGGCGGTTCAGCTGGTTTGAATGCTATTTCAACTGGCGGTTACCAAACTGCTACTGACGCTACCAATTCAGTTGCTGGGTTTGATCCAGTTCTGATCAACTTGGTTCGTCGTGCAATGCCACAATTGATCGCGTATGACGTTGCTGGTGTACAACCAATGACTCAACCTACAGGTCTGATTTTTGCTCTGCGTTCACGTTATACTAACCAATACGGTACAGAAGCGTTGTTCAACGAAGCAAACACTGCATTCGCTGGCGGCGGTTCACATGACGGTTCTGATCCAACTGAAGCAACTTATGCTACAGGCGCTGGTATCTCTACTGCAGCTGCTGAAACTTTAGGTGCTGGTTCAACTTTCCCTGAAATGGCTTTCTCAATCGAGAAAACTTCAGTTGTTGCTAAAACCCGTGCTCTGAAAGCAGAATACTCAATCGAGTTGGCTCAAGACCTGAAAGCAGTTCATGGTTTGGATGCTGAAGGCGAATTGTCTAAAATTCTGTCTACAGAAATCTTGGCTGAAATCAACCGCGAAGTTATCCGTACTATCTACACCACAGCATATCGTGGCGCACAAAACGGTACAGCAACTGCTGGTACTTTCGACTTAGACGTTGACTCAAACGGTCGTTGGTCAGTTGAAAAATTCAAAGGTCTGTTGTTCCAAATCGAACGCGAAGCTAATGCTATCGCTCAATTGACACGTCGTGGTCGTGGTAACTTCATCATCTGTTCTTCTGACGTAGCTTCTGCGTTGGCAATGGCTGGTGTATTAGATTACGCTCCTGCACTGTCTACTGGCTTAAACGTTGACGAAGCTTCAACTACTTTTGCTGGTGTACTGAACGGCAAATATAAAGTATATGTTGATCCATATGCTGGTGGTCAAAACTTGAATCACGCTGGTACAGCATCTGGTTCGCAATTCTTCACAGTTGGTTACAAAGGTGCATCTGCATTTGATGCTGGTTTGTTCTACTGCCCATACGTTCCATTACAACAAGTTCGTGCAATTGATCCTAACACAATGCAACCAAAATTTGGTTTCAAAACTCGTTACGGTCTGGTTGCTAACCCATTTGTTGATATTCTGGATGGTTCAGGTAGTGCTTCTTTGACAGCGAATAAAAACTTCTATTATCGCTTTGTCCGAGTTACAAATTTAATGTAATTTAAAATCAATAACTTACGTTATGACAAGAAAGGGTGCTTCGGCACCCTTTTTTATTGTTTGAATTTAATTTTCTTATAAATAGAGTATAGGTCGCGGACTCCTACATCCCACCTATTCTAAACATTCTTACAGCAATCAGGAGACTACTATGTCCAGCAATGATATTTATTCAATTTATCTCATCACAAATTTAGTCAACCAAAAGAAATACGTTGGTTGGACTTCTCGCGATCCACAAACTAGATTTCACGAGCATATGACTTGGAGACCTAAAGATAAAGATCCTTCCGTTATAGCCAAATCGGTTGATAAACATGGGGCAGACAATTTCACGCTAGAAGTAATTTACCAATCAAAAGATGAAGCGCATTCTCATGATATGGAACCGTTCTTTATCACCGAACATAATTCTATGGTAACCAATATGGGCGGCTGGGGTTACAATATAGACTTTGGAGAGTTCGGGCATCGGGGCGGTAAGCGTTCTCAAGAAACCATCGAAAAACATAGACAGAAAATATCCGGCAGACCCCAATCCGAAGAACATAAGAAGAAAAAAGGTTTTAAAAAAGGTAATACTATAGGTCGCGGGAACAAAGGAAAGAAAAGAACCGAAGAACAGAATAAAGCTAATAGCGAATCAAAAAAGCAACAATACGCTTCTGGTAAAATTATTCCTCCTTTAAAAAATCGGTCTTTCAAAACCGAGTATCCAGAATCAATAGAACAAATGAAGCGCACTAAACTGAAAAATAGAATTAAAAATAACAAATATAAAAACATAGTTGTGCAAAGATTAGACGAACCGCAAATTCATTTAGATGAACATTATACTGAGTTTTTCAAAGAACATCAACTGAACAACTTTATAACATTGTCTATAAAGTATCCCAACCGAATCATAAAAGGTTGGAAATTAATCAGTTACGAATTGAATATATAAATATAGTAAAACTTTTTAGGAAAGTAGTATGGCTTTAACGACATCATGTCCAGTACCATCCAATATTAATCCTTTATCTAGCAATGGATTTAATTTCTCAATAACTAAATTACCCAAGGTGTCATTCTTCTGTCAAGAAGTTCAGATCCCTAATTTATCGTTACCTATGTATGAAATGATGACACCGTTATCGACATTACCATTTAGCGGTGAAGTTTTGAATTTTGATGATTTAAACATTCAATTCATAGTTGATGAAAATATGTCTAATTATGTATCAATATATAATTGGATGATTGGATTGGGATTTCCAGAATCAAATGAACAGTTCTCTGGATTTATTAATTCTCAGGATACTGGTTATAGTAGAACCAATAGAGAATATTCCGATGCAACGTTATCAATTCTTGGTTCTAATAATGTAACCGTAAAGACCGTTAAGTTTATAGATATAATCCCAACAAATTTGAGCGCCGTAACCTTTCAATCTACTAGCACAGACGTACAATATATAGTTGGTAACGCTACGTTTAAAATATCAAGATACGAATTTATTTAATATTATAGGTTTATTATGACAGTTGATGAATTATTAGAAACTTGGGATATCGATTCGGTTATGGATGATAATCATATCAGTGATGAATCAATTAAAGTGCCTAAACTGCATGCTAAGTATGTTAGGTGTCTTATCGAAGCAAAACTTAAAATCACTAAGTATCAAAATGATTTTAACGTCTTAAAGAAAACTAAATTTAGATATTAT